AACCGCTGGTGAAGACTCTTGCGTTCGATACAGAGCGCATCTGCCGCATCCCCAAAAGGAATCACATCGTCACGGGGAAATGACATTAGCAATTCCGGTTTGTCGATTCTGACAGACATGACTACATCGCCTCCGCAATCGCCTCCTGTCGCCGTGCGCGCTGGTAGGTATGTTCACATCGGTGCATGTACTGCCGCGCCCCAAGGTACTCGGAATAGACGCGCTGTCGGTCTTCTCCTTCGGCAGACTCCGCCTTGCGCGCCAAGTCTGGCAACGTAGCGTTAAGCTTGTCCTGCATGGACAACGCGGATTGCTGTAACCCGCGCGCCGTCGCAGTGATAGACGCGCGGTGAGTTTCACTGTCGCGGAGAGTGTCAAGAAGTCGTTGCTTGCCTGCCGTCATACTTCCCATCCTAATTCCCGTGCCTTTTTATGGCCGTACCGACGCACAGATGATTCCGCATCTGCTTCATAATCTCGCGCCATCTCCGCAAACTTCGCGGATGCTCCCATCTGTCCGTGCAGCCTTCGGGCCGATTCATGTTCTTCGATGCGCTTGCTTATGCCGTGCAAAGAATCAAACAGAGCAGAATTTTTCTCTTTGAGGGACGCGTTTGGCGTTGCGTCAGTGCGCCGCATGTTATCCCAATCGTCCATTAGCTTCTTGCGATGCTCGCCATGGAGCGACTCAGCCTCATCGTGGTCTCGGCTTGTCCATCCCGGAAAGTACTTCTGTGCATGTTCGGTGGCAGGCTTGGTTGTTCCATTGTCAGGAAGCTGAACTCTGTAATGTGCCTCAGAAGGATGTGGTATTAGCTTTCCCGATGACGTTACCCCGATTATTCTTTTCGCCCCCTTGTGGCTGCTCCCTCTCCCTCCTTCGAGATGGTACTGCCCGGCGGCTTTCGCAAGCTCCCGAATCCCGTCCACAATCTGCTTCCCTACATGTTCTGACATAATTACCCTCTTATGCTGCTTTCCTCAGTGCATCTACCGACCGTTGTACCAAATCTTCCCGTTCTTTGTCAACGTGCCTTGCCAGTGTTTCTGCCAACCCTGAATCGTCTACTTCCGCCGTTGGTCGAGTCAATGCTTCTCGCAAGTCAGCTTTGCGCGCAAGCCGTTCCTGCCGACGCTTCTCATACGGGCTATCAGTGACTACGGTATCAACCACCACGTCATTACGCTGGCCTATGCGATGCGCCCTCGCTGCCCGCTGCTCGTGGGTCATTGACGTGTGCGGCGTGTCCCAATTTATCACATGCGTTGCTCGTTGTGCGTTGATCCCCACTGACCCCGCGTCACTGGACACCAGCACATCGGCTTTCGGTGGCGTCACATATTTCCCGATGTTCGAGTCGAAGGCAGGGGAAAAGTCCAACTTGGCCGCTTCTTTCGCGTCCCCGCGCATACTTCCCTGCAACACCGCTACACGCACGCCTTGCTTCTTCAGGTGGTCGGCAATGGCAGACACGGCAGACAGACTGTGCGAGAAGATGATTGTGGGCTGCTTGTCTGCTGGCATGTCCTTGAGTCGGCTGTCAAGCCAGTCCATCTTTGCCGACGATGGGTGAGAATTGACCACCCGGTCCAGTGCGGAATCCCGCAGTATCCCGACACTCTTCTGAAGGCGTTTGGCGATTGCCTCATGCTCTGCCTCGGGAATGTTCTCAAAAGACCCCGGAGAGAGTGTCTTCACTGCCTCCACATCGACTTCGCCCTTCTTGCGTGCCCCGCGTGCCCGCTGGTACATCTTCAACATGCGGTTGTATTCTGTCTGCTGGTCGGGCGTCATCGAGACGGTGTGTGTCTTGTCTTGCCGTTCCACTGGTGGCTTGATATGTCCGGTCAGATGATACGGTTCCATTTCACGAGACAGCGCCTCCCGCACGGCAGGGGTGTTGACGGCGTACTTCCGCATGAATTCACCGCGAGTGACAACCCCGCGCTGCCCAGCGCCTGGATAATCTTCAGCCATATACCGTTGGGGGGCCACCTTGTGGAGAAAGTCAAAAACCTCGCTCGCGTCGTTTTTGACCGGATCGGCACTCATAGAGACGTGATACTTCTTGTCATGGGTGAAGGAGTCAATGGCGTTCGCCATCATCGAGTTCTCTTTCCCCTTGCGGTTCAGGAGGTTGTGCCCTTCGTCCACAACGCTCATATCGAAGTTCCAACCTTGCGCGCTGACAGCATCCTTCATCGTTTCATTGCGCTCGTGTTCCGGCGCCGTCCGCAGGAACTCCTGTGCCTGTGCCGTATCCCCACCAAACTGGTGTTGCGACAACGCCCAAGTCAGGTCATCCCGTAACGCCTGGTGAGTGACCACAACCACATCGTGCCCCGACTGGTCACTGTAGGCCGCTCGCCTGTCCGCCGCACTCCCCTTCGAGTCGGCATACACACTTGGCATGTTGGGATCGGTGGGGTCGTAAAATCTCGCGCCTTCGCTCCCGAATTGCTCCTGCACCACGGACGGGACCGCCATGATAGATCGCTTCACCGCGCCCGTAGACTTCAGGTACGAATGCGCCCCCAGCGCGATCGTAGTTTTGCCGCTCCCTGTCCCGTACGTCAATCCCGACCGTCCCATCGCGGCAATGCCCTTGATTGCGCGTTGGCGCAAAATGTTGTCACCAGTGCTCATGTCAATGTCACCCACGGCCACCGTCCCCTTCTTGAGGTTGATCTTCGGCATCATCCCGGCGATCATTCCTTCAGCTTGACTTCCCAAACTCAAGCGGTGCGCCTCCTTCACCGGCTCCTCCTGCATTCCCTCCATTTCTCCAAAGGCACTTAGTTGATCCTGACCCGCAATGTCCATCTTCAGGGCAAGCGCGCCCTCTTGTTCCTTCACAAACTTGCTTCCGCGTCGTGCTTGCACCTTTGCCTTTTTACTCTGCGCTTCAGCAAGTAGCTTCTTTGCCTTTTCGTAATCTTGGGCAGACATGGTTGCCTTCATGTGCGCGTCAAAATATTTCAACGGCACTGCTACCGTTTGGAAGTCATGCCCCGTCCATTGCTTGAATCCCTTCGCAAAGCGTTCAGCAAGTTCTCCCTGCATCTTCTCCTGAATTGTTTGGTAAGCACGCTCTTCGGCTTTACCGGTCCCACCACCCATTGCAGACATATACCGCGCCCAACGTTCACTCGCCGGTGGGGTCTTGTCGGGGTCATACCCTGTCAGCTTTTCCATGCCTTCGGGGCGCACGTGCATCATATTTCGATAGGCGTAATCTCGCAGGCGTTCCTTGATACGCCCCCGCACTTCATCTGCAATGGTTTTCTCCGACCGGGTATCGCTTACCTCCAGTTTAGGAACAATCTCGCGGTAAGTTCCAGATGCTATATCTGTGTCCACGCGCTTCTTCTCGGTATAGTTCAGTTCTTCGGGACGTTTCTTGGCTGCCGCAATAAGAGCAACGTCATCATTAAGGTCTACCGTCGCAAAGTCATGTGGCTCAGGTGTTTCACCAAACATGCCGATAGGCGTGACAGATGACTCCCGCCAATGTTTCTGGATTTCGGTATATGGGTCCAGACCCTGCGCGAGTAATTTGCTCCACTCGTGTTGAACATACGCCGGATATGAACCAAGTTTATTCGCTCGGTCCGTTGCCGTGGAAAGACCCGTCAGTTGTTCTTCTTGCCATACGGGATCGGCTTGGCTGCGCTCTTCATTCGGGAAATAATGCTCAAATGCATACTCACGCACAGCCCGTCTTCCACGATCCCCAAGGTTCCCAAGCGGTATATAAGCGTACTGCAACCGGGGGTCTTGTAAAACGGACTGGTAAAGCAGGTCGCGCATCTGCCAGTTCTGCGGTACTGACTGTTTATGGACACTCGCCTCGTCAGCCGTCATTTCACCCGAAGACACCTTGTTGTCAATCCACTTCTCAGCTAAAGAGTTAAGTGTCGCGTCGCGTTGTTTGTTCCACTCCACCTGTTCCATCGCGCGCAACGAGCGATCCGTTTTAGCGGCCTTGCTTGGCTTGAACGGCGGCACGATCATATCCAGGGCATCGTCATACGCTTGGTGCATTCCTTTAGGCGTGCCATTTCTCATTTCGGCAGACAACAATTCCTTCCAGATCATGCCGGGTTCATGCCCCGTGCCAGCCTTGCGCGCTGCGATGTATTCCCGCAAGGATTCTGCGATGTCATCGGCGCCCTTCGCCTCGGATAGGTCAACGTCCAACGGAGAATGCGGGACGTTCCAGCTCCCCCCCGCAGACACGTTAATCTCCGGTCTTGGAGAAAACCCCTTGGGCAACCAACCTTGTTCGTCGCGTTGGCCGGTACGAATGGCGTTCGATAGCTTCACCCGTTGCGCGTGTTCCGGCGATTCCATGACACTATTGGCAAGGCGATCCAGCCCGGCTTGATGCAGGATCAACACTTTGTTCTTCCCGTCATTGTAGACCTGAAAATCACCTTGCTTGACGAGGTTCCCATTAGCGTCAAACGTGTCTGCCTCACCCAGTCCGAGGGCATGAGCTTTGACAACGGCATCCTTCATGCTGACAGCACCAAGAGACACCTGTCGTTCCTTCCCGTCACTCTTGCCCATCAACGCCTCGTTAAGCGCCCCTGCCGCTTCGAGCCGCCCAAGAGCCAGCCCTAATTTCTTCCGGCCTTGCCGTACCAGTTCCAATTTTTGCTCATTCTTCGTCAGCCCGGCCAGCATCTCGTCAACCGACTCAATCGGCATGATCTCCACGTTGTCTGCCGCGTTGAACAACTCGGTTGCTTCGAGCGTTGCAGCGTCGGCGATGGCAACCTGTGTCGCCACGTGATGCTCTGCCAGCGCACCACGAATTCCCTGCATATCCGCCCCGGACAACTCCAGTGCGCGCCGCATCACGTGAGCCGTGCCGCTTTCACCAAGCGTGTCTATCATCACGGGGTCAGGTGCATGGACTCCCGTCAGGTGGGAGACGTTGGACAAGTACGCTACGTGTCCGGTCAAACGATGCTCTCGAATCGGTGTTGCTGCGTCCTGTGCGTTGTATGCTTCCAGGAGTGCCGACATGGAACGCTGCCGCCGCGACTCCCCAAGGTCATTCGCGACTAACTTGCGCGCCTTCTCAGGATCGAAGTCCACCGCCTCGACTACCGCCGCCTTCGGAAGGGTATCAATCGTCGAGGCTTCTACTTCAGATAGCGCATTGCGAATCGCTTTCAACTCTGCATCATGCGCCTTCAGGGAACTGAGTACCTTGACCGCGTCTTCGACGGACGCCGCTTTGGGCATTGTGTCCAGTCCCTTGATCTTCTCCAGAGATTCGCCCATCTCCCCAAGTTGCGCCTGAATCTCCGCTACGGCCTGCCGTGACTGCTGCGCCCCGCGCTGGAATCGGTCAATCATCTGGACTGACTGTGCGACCTTTTCCATGTCGCCATCATGACGCTCGATCAGGCTTTGGTGCCCTTGCGCCGCTGCCTCAACATGCGCCGCGGGAATGTCCATCCCTCGACGTTCTGCCTCATCCTGAAGGTTGGCGATAAACCCCTTGCCGGTATCCCCCATCGTGCTTTGCACGAGGTCGCCAACAGCCAGGTCGCCGAGCGTGTCCGCTTGAATGTCTTCATGTGCAGTGACAATAGTATCCCGCAGATTGCGCTCAACCTCCTTTGCCCGACGGTACAGTTGGGCATGGTGAATCTTCTTCACGCGCTCAACGGCCTTGCCGATCTTCGCGGATAGCTTTGCTTTTGCCTGCTTCTGATCCTTGTCATCGCCATGTTGCAGGTCAAACGCCAGTTCCGGGTTGTCACTGAGAATCTTCTTGGACGCAGCCTTGCGCGCCTTCCCAATGGCTTCATCGGACAATTCGTACCCTTCCCAGCCTTGCGCCTTGGCAATCTCCGCAATCTTGTCCTGCTGCTTCTCTACTTGGCGAACGACCAACTTCTCTTGCTCCTCTGTCTTCGCCTTTCGCTCTTCCTTCAACTCCTCGTGGGCGCGCTTGGCAGCGATCTTCGCTATCTGCTCCTTGTCGAGTTGGGTTCCGCTTTCCATTGCCTCCGCGGATACCTTCTTGGCGTGTTCCAATGACAACTTGGAGAATCGCGCTTCCTTTTCAACTTCCGCCTTCTCGCGCTTCTCAACCGCTCGTTGCCGGGCAACATTCTTGTATTCATCGTGCGTCTTCACATCGGTCATGCGAAGGCCGTTCAGCGTGCCGCCTGCCCCGCCTTTGACCGTGTACGTGCCGTCCGGGTTCTGCTGGAGAAGGACCGGCATTCCCTTCTCGTCGTCACCGTGGGGGTGAACCGTTACCCACCGCTCGCCGGAGGCGGACGTTTCACCAAAGTCGAGCTTCTTCGCTTTCTTGGCAGCCTTGCGCAATTCCGCCATCTCCGCCGACCACGCCTGACCGTCAAGGGGAGATGACTGCGGGAAGACGAAGCGGAAGGACTTGCGTATGTCCGCGTCGTCCGGGCTGAAGGTTCCCGCGTTGTCCGCGGACTTTATCTGCGTCGGGGAGAAGGCGATCCATGTATCATAGGCGTATTCTCCTTCTCCCCTTTTCCCTGGCTTGCCCTGAGGAAGAAAATGAATGCCATCATAACCGCGATGTTTCAGCCATTGACGAAGGCGCATAGCCTTGTTCTTCACTCTTTCATCCGACTCCTCGGTTTCATCAATAAGAGGATCAGTGAAATGCCTGCACCATTGCTTAAACGTCAGAGTAAATGGTTTCCTAATTCTGAGATACACAGAGAGGGTGTGAGACAATTTAGGTGTCTCGATCCTGACTTTTTGCCTTTTCGCATATTCATCCCAGAACGCTGTTCTTTGCTCATCTGAAGGGCCATCCAATGAAAACCAAGCATCATATAGGCCCATATCCCGTAGTAGCGCATTCTCATCAACAAGCACCGGTTTAAATTTCTCCCCTGCAAACTTTCTCCCCTGAATCCTGTCTTCCGTGAAGAAAAACCCTAAATAAGCCGTCGGATGGTCCGTTGCGGATCGTAGGGCTCCAAACGAAAACTCCGTGAAATCTGCTTGTGTCCCATGATAAACGACCTTCGGGCTTCCGTCTTCATTGACGACTTTTGACGCTTTCTCCGGATCAGTTTCCCACGGCCCAAACCACGCCTTGAACGCCTTCGACCGCGTGCCGTTCTGCGCGTAGTCTTCGCCGGGGGTCAGCGTCGGACGTGCTAAATGATGCGGCTGCGTATGCTTCCCCCTCTTGTCTTCATGTTCCCGCACCCAGACCCGCTTCCCGCCGACCGTCCGGTAGTGGCCCTTGACGTGCGCTTTTTCCAGCCTCCCATCCAACGGACTCTCGCCAAACGACTTCGCCAAGTACCCGGAGAATCCCCACTTCTTCCAACAATGCGGGCAGATACCGTACTTGTCACCGTTCTGCGACAACCAGACGGCGTGGTGATGCCCCGCGGCGCAACGGTGAGCATCCTCGGGGGGAGCAGCGGTTGACTTGAAGAAGGGGAATGCAAGTTTCAGCATGGATCAGTCCAGTGAGATTTCCTTATCGTTCGATTCCGGTTCCCGATACGCTTCATCGGGAGCTTCCTTCGATTCAGGTGACACCTTGACTGCCACACCACAGAATCGGGGGTGTCCCTTCAAAAACTTCCCGCGGGATTCAGCCGCGCCGACTTGCACGTCATACCGAGCGCCCTGATACTGCTTGAGATACCCCCCGTAGGCTTCCATTGCCTTCGCATCTTCGCTGTCGGGGAACTCGTCAAACGCAATCGCCTTGCGCGTCTCTCTGTCGTAGACTACGACGAACCATTGCATGATGCTTTTCCTTTCACAAACACAACTGCGCCTGCTGCACCGCCGGTGGGCAATCAGGTTTCGGAATGTGATACTTGCCGGAATCTTTCGCGTGGAAATGGTCGCCCAGCCTCCGGGCATAGTTCAAGACCGCCGGATCGTTTCGTAGAGATGGATTCTGAATCACATCATGTGCCCAATCCGCCCACCGCGTTTGATTCTGTGTGCGAATCAGCAATTCTACCGACTGCCCATCCACGTCTATCGTGTAATGAACTGCCCGGTATCCGGACCCCGATGGATGCCCGTCACTGTAGTCGTCTTCATCTACAATGCGAAGGTTCCGCCTGACAAGCTGCGTTGCAGTCTTGAGCGCGTCCATGTCGTCAACCGTGATGCGAACGGCAACGTCACTGTCGCCGGTCTTGTGCGTTCTCTGGCTTTTGTTCATCGGTACGCCCTTGATACGCACCGTCACTGTGCCTGCCCCGCCAAGCGCACCGCTCACTTGCTCATAGGCAGCACGTGCAATAGATGTTTGCGTCCCGGTCGTAGCAGGAGCGACCTTGCTGGACGTTTGAGAATCCGACACGGGAGCAGGTGGCTTATCGCCAACGGAACCCGCGGCAGGTTTATCATCCGGCATGTCCGGCCACTCTTTTGGAACGTCCAGTGACCAGCCTTCCTTCTTCGCCTTGGCGATGTCGCCTTCCAGTGACTGGCGATAGGCGTCTGCATCGGGACCCGTTACGCGTGGCGTCTTGTCATTCATCAAGTCCACCTGAATCTGGATCATCTCATCCGTTGTGAGAGACACTACGCCTCACTCCCCTTCGCGATAAACTCATCCCACAATCCGTGATCGTGGACAGTTACTTTCTTTCCTTGTGAACTGATAACCTTCACGGGCTTGTCGTGCCTCGTATCCCACAACGTCAATTCATCAAAGAGTCCTTCGCTAACGGCTTCCTGCATGACGCGGCTAACGCTTGCATGGGTAGCACGGATGAAACTCTCCGGGACAACGCGCCCTGTCTGTTTAGCTCGTGCGCCCGCTCTCTCCACGGCCATATCGGTAGGGACTGTTACGTAGTGCGCAACGACCTTTTGCCCCTTGGCGCGCAACGCATTGACCTTCTTTCGCACGTTTTCAATGCTGTTGTCCCCCGTACCGTCCACCAAGGTATGGAATCCTTCTTCCGCGGAACGGGCCATGATGCGCTTGGAAAGATAGGATGATTCTTCATGCACGTACACGGCTGCCCTGGTGTCTTTTTGCGACACCATCGCGTTGTATTCCGGCAAGTGCGCTTTGATTTCGTCACTGTCAACCATCACAACATCGTCGGGGATCGTAATCTCACCAGACTTCAGGATCGTTGATTTACCAGAAGCCGGGCCGCCACCCATGAGAAAACTCACCGGAGATTCGGATGGTTTCTTCCCATCAAAAAACGCCGCTTCGATCTTGTCATGCAACGCCAATCTCTCAGGCGTCCATTCTCCCTCCGCGGTTCTGTATTGCTCGTATGTGTCAGCGCCATCAGGATTGGCAGGTTGCCCATTGAAATCAGTAGACGCCCCGGACAACTTTCGGTAGTAGTCCACAAACTTGCGGTAGGACTGCTCGGTGTCGCCCGCTTCCTTTGGAGCGTATGCAAAGTGTTCCATCCGGCTACCGGCTGGACGCGGCAACGGTTTCCCCGCACGCATAAAGGGCAACGCTGCCAGAATCTCTGTTGAACGACCTACGCCATCCTGATAGAAATGGTCAAGAAAGTTCATGCGCCAGTGAATGAAAGCGCCGGTCTCTACCGGGTCTTCATTGGCATTGAGCCGTTTGGCCAACTCGGTTACAAAGGCTTGCTTGGCGGCAGGGAGCTTTGCAACTTTCGTGTATGGAAACTTGTCGGAATCGCCGGTCCGCATGAGCGTCCCTTCAGGTACAAGTCCCTTATTGGTCGCAACGTTCACTGAGTCCATCAATCGCATAACGCCTTCGGGCGTGAACAGCGTTCCCTTGCGCCCGGCAACATGGGCGACCATGTTCAACGCGTTATGCGTGTTCCGCTTTGTCAACGCCAGCTTTTGTTCCGCGGTGGTATCTTGTCCAAGTCCGGCTTTCCCGGACGAGCCGGATGTGTCGATCTTCCCCGAAGACGCCGTGCGGCTGAGAGAATTTATGCGGGCAACAACGCCCTCGTGGTATTTTGATGTCAATGGGTGCGGTTGCCGCCTGGAACCACTCGCAGGCTTTTGAGACGAAGGACGAGACACGGCAACTGGCGCCGCCCGTGGAGCCTTGGTTCTGCCAGTCGGAGCTGCCATCTGTCTTTTGACGCGCTTGTCCGTATGTTCCTTGACGGTGATCATTTTCCCCGTATTGGGGTCCTTCCGCTGGTACTGCTTGACGAGGGACTTCCCCATGCTTGCAGCAGCGCGGTATGGCCGCAGCAATTCATCGCGCTCTTGTCTCAGCGCCAGCAGTTCTGCTTCCTTCTCTCGGATGGCGCGACCACCATCGTTAATAGCACGATCGTATGCAGCATCCATGCCGTACCTTCGACCATGCCAAATCTTCTTGTTGAGTTCCTTCACTTTTCGGGCAACGTGTCGCGGTGGTTCTTTGCTCGCCAAATCCGGGTAGTCTACCAACGGCTCTTTCACGGGGACGGGAGCATTCTGCTTCTTGACAGTCTTCTTCCCCGGTCGCCGGTGACTTCCCTTGTGGCTCGATCCGGTTCCACCTTCGAGATGCACCGGCGGAGACATACTACCCCCGAAGTCAAACCCCAATTGCGACTTGTGAAACGGAAACCACAGCCAGAATGGCTGGTGAACGGTGAGGCTCTTGAAATAGAGGTTGAAGGATTTCTCGACCGTATCTTCAATGTCTTCGGCGTCGGAGTCCATCTTGCCCAGCGCCTCGTCAATTTCGCGCTTACGCGCTTCCATCGCCCTCAACTTCTCTTCTCGGTCAAACGGCTTACCGATGTCTGACTGAAACCGTTCTATGTCTGCCTTGTTTGCTTGAATGTCCTTCTGGATTCTCTCCAGACTTTCAGGGGTTACGCGGAGTACGCCGCGAATGCTGCCCATGATACTATCAGCACTGCCAGACAGCTTGTCAGCATCAAGCACCCCTACTTGTCTTCCATCGGGGAGCTTCACGGCCAGCCCAGCTTGTAACTTGTGATCTACTACGAATAAAGGAAAGCCGGCATACTCTCCAACCTGCACGCCTCGCCCAGCCTTCACCGCATCGGGCCACCCCGTGTGAATGGATTGCACGAGAACGGGAACGGCCTTCTCCTGGCTGTCGAAAGTCTGTCCACCAATGCGAATGGCGAACTTCTCTGGCTTGTGGCTTTCGTAGTGCTTCTGCACGTCTCCCTCAAGCCGATGTCGTTCTGCCAGTTCCAAATTCTTCTGAGTCATCTTGATGATACGATCCTGAGCGAGGTACTGACTCCTTTGATGTGCCAGCTTCAGGTTGCCCAAATGGTTCAGGTCCGCCTCAATCTCCATCTTTTCCTTGATAAGCGGGTTCCCGGAAGCTACGGCCAGCATTTCGTTCGCAGTCATCACCATATCGCCAGCGTCTTCCATCTCCCGGACCGACGCGTCGCCTCGACGAGCCTGTGCAATGAACTTCGCCTTTTCAGTGATCGTCTGCCACATGTATTCATCGAAGGAGTCCACGGTCGCATAACGATGCACCTGCACGGGGACACCCTTCTCTTTATACATGTTCCCCTGTCGGATGATGCGTCCTTCTCGTTGCTCAATGTCAGCAGGGCGCCACGGGCAATCAATGTGATGGAGAGCAAAGAGTCGTTCCTGTACGTTCAGCCCGGACCCCATCTTCTCAGTAGACCCAATTAGCACCCGGATCTTGCCGGAGTTCATCATGTCGGAGAGTTGCTTCTTCTTCTCATCGGTCTTGAAGTCGTGAACAAAGGCGACCTCGCTTTCAGGAATCCCACGGGCAAGGAGTTTGCGTTTGATGTCTTGATAGATGCTGTCTGTAAGAGTCTCCTCCGCATCGCCCTGCGCTTCCGCCTCTTCTGCGGTCATTCCCTTCTTTCGTTTTGGGACACCCATGTCAATGAACACCAACTGCGTCGCTTTGTCATCGGCTTTGTCCTGCCAGATACCATGAATGCGGCGAACGCACTCGTTGACTTTGCTGTTAGGATCGTCAGGAGCGCCCGGACGTACCAACCGGATGTCGAGAGACGCTTTCCGAGCATCGGTGCAGATTGCCAGCATGTTGTCTTCATCTCGTTGCACTTGGCCAGACCGGATAGCCTTTGCCCTGTCAATGATCGTCTCCATGTACGCCTTTGTCGCGTCAGACGAGGGGACCGCATGGTTGATGTTCTCATGTTCAGGGATGGGCAGATAGGGAAGGTCTTCTCTCGTCTTCACGTCAGCGATCTTCCGGTACATCTTCACCATTTCGGGGACATTCTCAAACCGGCTAAACCTTGTCCGTGGACGATACCCGCCTTCAGGGGCCTTTTCCAGCTTCGTCACTGTGCGGCCAAACGTGGCAGCCCATGAGTCAAAGAGATTCATTCCCTTTCGCTTGAGCATGGGGGCTGCGAGGTAACGCATCATGGTCCACATCTCAGCCACGGAGTTCGCAATCGGCGTACCTGTAGCAAAAATCAGACCTCGCCCGCCATTCTTCTTTTGCATCCACTGCGACTTGACGAACATGTCCATCGCTTTGGCAGACGCGGAACCAGACAAACCCGACACGCCTTTCAGTTTGGAAGCGAAGAACAGGTTCTTGTAATTGTGGGCCTCATCAACCAATAGAGCATCCACCCCGAGTTTATCAAAGTTCAGCGCGGTATCCTGCTTTTCCTTTACCTTGTCGAGAGCGTTCTTCAGATTGACCTCAAGGGTTTCCAACTGCTTCTTCAGTTCTTTGGCAGTCTTATCCTTCTTCAGGCCTTGGTCATCCCCACTCATTGCCTTCAGTGCTTCAGGAGAGTAACCAGCATCGCGAATCGTTGCCTCAATGTCAGCAATCTGCTCCTTGAAGCTCGCCCTCAGGATGTCTTTTCCAATGGGGATTCTCTCGAAGGAAGAATGCGTCATAATGACAGCATCCCAATCACCAGTAGCGATCTGTGCGGTCAATTCTTTGCGTTTCTTCGGGGACCACGACTTCTGCCAGACAGTGAGAATCTTCGCGCCGGGATAGAACTCCCTGAACTCACGATCCCATTGAGCGATCATGTGATTCGGAACAACGACCATCGGCTTCTTGGCCAGACCAAGTCGCCGCAATTCCATTGCCGTCGCGGCAATAGCCCTTGTCTTACCGGCTCCTACAGTGTGGTCAAATAGGCAGTTCCCCTCCGATATTGCCCGCCATACTACGTCATAGATGTGCTTGCGAAGGTTTGTCCCGCCAATGTGCGCAGCCATTCCAGGCAGCGTCAGGTGAGACCCATCGTACTCACGAATGCGGTAGTCGTTGAATGTGTCGTTGTAGATTCTCACGCAGGCGTGCGCCCGGTCAAAATCCTGCCACAGCCATTGCTTGAACACTTCCTGCATCTGTTGTTGCTTGTCACGGGCCGCCGCCGTTTCCTTCTGGTTGACGACCTTCTTGTTTTTGCCCTCGTCGTTCATTGTTGAGTCGTAGACCGTGATGTCTCTGATATTCAGGCAGCCTAACAACACGTCCCGACCAGACAGGCGGTAGGTTCCCCAAAGGGTGTTGTTCTCGTATCTGTCTTTGAAATACGAGGGGAACGCCTGAACTTTCCATGTGCCGGTTGTACGGTCATACGTGACCATATCTTTCGCATTGTACCCACGGTTCTTGAACGTCTCGTTCACAAATGCGTTGATGTACTCCAGCGGTATCCAGTTGGCTCCAAGCCTAACGGAAATCTGGTCAGGAGTCAGGTCTTTCGGTTGCACCAGTTGGAGGGATTCGACGTTGCGCTGGTAGTCCTTGTCGGTTGCGGCTACTGATTCAGCCTGTCGTAGTTTCTCTCGGACTTCCCCGGACAGGTATTCTTCAGCCATCACCCATCCGGCAGTTACCGGATCACTTGCCCTGCTGGGGTCCCGATAGATATGTCCGGCTGCTGCCAGTTCATCACGAATATCGTCCGCCGGACGACGGAGGAGTTCGCTCATGCGCTGCCAGTCAATCTCACCCTTCTCGTTGCGAACGACACCGAGAGCATCAAGTGGAGTATCCGCCGATTCTATCCGCATTGCGGGGAGAATGGTTCGCTTGTCGAAGATGTCAGCTTTGGTTACTTCGCCAGTGTCTGCATTGATCCGTTCCAGACTCAGTACCAGACCACAGTCCGGGTCATCTTGAAACGCGCGAACGTTTGCTTTGTCGTGAAGGTTGCCAAACTTCTTAACGAAGGCATCGTACTCACGATTAAGCTGTTCTCGCAACCTCGGCAACTGTTCATCGGAACCCGTTCGGTATTGCTCGGCAATCAGGTTGAGCGCACTCTGTCGCAGCGACACCATGTCGATCATGCACTCCCGTTTCTTACCCGCCGCCTTTACTTCCACAAGTGTCTTGGGGGAATCGAGAGACCCCTGCTTTGCACGGTACAGCTTCCCATCTTCAACGACAAAGGCGCCAACCTTTGTACCGTCAGTAGCCAATATGGCCTCTTCTGCTGCTTTCTGGAATTGCTCAGTCTCGGCAGAAGCCTGGGTCATAATGCCTTCAGGGAGCGAGGCTGTAAGTTCCTCCATCGCTTTCGCCAAGTCTCTTCCATCGCTTTTCATGCCGGATTCCTTTTCCGACATCTGCCCAAAGCCACTGCCTGCCCCCATGACCCCCAGCATCATCTCCGGGTGAACAGCGAAATACTGGTTCAGGTCAATCTCCTGTTCCCCACCGTCGCCATGTGGAACATTGATCTTAACCGTATCAGACCACTTGCGAATGAACCGCCCTTCTGCGTCTCGTGGGTGAAGGGACTCAAACGCCGGATCGGATGGATCGTGCTTCTGAAGAATGAGAATGTCCGTGGTCACGCGAGTTCCGGCGTTACCGGCAAAGGCATCGTTCGGCAGTCGAATTGCCGCCACAAGGTCAGACTGATCTTCCAAGTACTCCCGGAATGCCTTGTGAGAGGGGGCGTCCATCGTGTGATGCGAGGTGATGAATGCCACCAGACCCCCAGGACGAACCTTGTCGATGGACTTGGCAAAGAAGTAGTTATGAATCTGTTTTGTCAGCCACCCGCGGTTGGTCCGATTGAATTCAGCATCGTGAACGGGGAAGTTCCCAAAAGGCACATTGGAAATGGCGAGGTCGAAGTAGTCGTTGGGGAGTGTTGTTTCCTCAAACCCTTGAATCTTCACGTCCGCTGCCGGGTACAGCCATTTAGCAATCTTCCCGGTGAATGGCTCCAGTTCTACCCCGGTCCTGCGGGATCTGTTGCTCGATGCGGGAGGCTGAAAACCGAAGAAGCTCCCATGCCCCATTGCAGGCTCAAGGACACGCCCGCCGGTGAACCCAAGTCTATGAACCATGTCCCACATCGCTCTGACAACGGGAGGGGAGGTAAAGTGTGCGTTGAGCGAGGATTTATAGGCAGCCTCGAAGTCATCTTCTGACAGGCGCGACTTGATCTCCTGGCGGAGTTGAAAGTGCTTCTCGTCCGCACCTGACCATTTCGCCCGAACGTAGTCTGGAATGTCCTTGTAGTCATCGTACCAGTCATAATTCTCAAACTTCGGGTGAAACACCTGCCCGAATGCACCCCAACCCACCCATCGGGACAATACCCGACGTTCTTGTTCAGTGGGGTCCCGTTGTTCCGCTTCCAGCGTTGCGACAAGGTCAAGCGCAGCAAGGTTATCACGCGCTTTGTCCTTTACGTTACCTTCGCCAATACGGTCAGACAGCTTGAGAACAACATCCTGGTCGTTGTTAATGTCATTCAGGCGTTCGGTCAGGCTCGTTGCTTGGAATGCTGGAACAGGTGTCAGTTGCTCTGCGGGGGGTACAGGTACATCGGGTAGGCGATCTCCCTCGCTTCGCACAGGTCCAGCCCCTGTGATACCAGTGTTGCCACCTTGTCCTTGATCTTCTCGCTTGCTTCGCTCGCCTTCTGGTCGAGTACGCCCTCGCGCTTCCACTGGCGGTACGTCTTGGGCTGTGCTTCCCGCCACGTCTCCATAAAGAGGGTCGAATAGTAATCGTTGGTCATTGGGTGTTTCCTCCTTGGTCGGTTCATCGAAGTTGAACAGCAACGACAGTTGTGTCTTCTCGTTTTTGGCCCCTGCAAACTGCGGGAGCGTCGCTGTGGTCTTGGTCTTCGGTGCTGCTGGCTTGCGCGTCCGTACCCGCTTGATGGACTCTTCAGGTTTCTCCGCGCCGAACAACGAAATCTGATCCTTACGCGGGTCAATCCATCGAGTCTCGTAGGTGATGCCCGTATCCCGATGAACAGGCACTTTCTGTTGTACCAGTCCCATGCGTGCCTTCGCGAAGTCTGGGATGAATGATAGCAGGAGTCTATTCATAGTGCGTTACCATTGGTTTAGCGTCAGTCAATAACGAATGTCTGGGTATACCTTCATTAACCAACGCTGCGCTTCCTCAATGTCTTTGTTGTCGGGGTCTTCCTTACTGTAATCGTGCAAATCCTTCAGCATGTCCTTTGCCCATGCCTTGTCTGTCAGCTTTTCCTCATCGTACGATTTCAGCGAATCGGGAATCGGAGGCAGAAGGTCGGCATTCACGTCCACTGAGGTTAGCTCGTAGGAATCCTTTTCGTGTTGAGTCAATGGGACGGAATAGTCAATCGTTCCATAAGTGAATCTGTGGTGTGGTTTATCAGACCCAATGATGAATCCCTTAGGTATGTTTCCGTACCCCGGCGGTCGATGTTTCATCCCGTAGGTATGCCGTGGCCCATCGTATTCTTCATTGAAAATCAGTTTGTCCGGCTGCCTACTGAAGGCCGCCTCCTTCGCTGCGAGTTCCGGGTAGTCTGCCAGCACTTCAGGTGGGACCTGCTTTCCTTCCGCGAGGGCCCGCTTGACCTCGCGGCCATGCGCAGGGGTAATGCCGCGGGTCTTTTCTGCCGCCTTCCCCGGCGCGTGTTTCGCCCCGCGGTGAGAAGACCCGTACCCGCCAACAAGATGGTGTGGCTGCTGCGCGCTTGGCGCGTTGTCGAAGAGAGACAGTTGTGACCTGCACCAGACAAACGGGAACCACAGGCGAAACGACTTGCCGGATTTAACGAGGAGTGAAGAGCCACACGCGGCCGCTTGCGCTCGCCACATGGCTGCAACCTCTTCATTGGAAGTCGGGGTAAACAATGCCTTCAACATACCTTTGTATGCTTCCGCGATATCGGGATACTCAGCAAGGACCTCGGGTGAGACATATCTATGTTGTTCGACCGCTTGCATTACATAAAACCTATGTGATGGCGCATCGGGTAGGTTCCCAGTCATTTGCCTCCCCTTTGGGAATGACTTTATTTCGCGTTTTCCTACGTTGCCCTTCAATCTTGGACAGGATAAACCAACATGGGGCATAACCGCCTTCCCCTCATATCCTTCGGCGTAATACCGATTGATGTTATTCAGATTGCGGTAAACGGCCCATCCTGCATCCTGCAATGCTTTTATGTTGTCACGAAAGTCACTGCTGTAATCCACGATAGACAACCTCACTTTGTCATGAGCGTCTTTGAACTCCTTATGCGTCATTTCATGGGGACGTATATTGTCAGGGTCTTCTGGCTTACGTTCAGCGGTAGGAGCTTGCTTCGACGTTTTCTGTCGCGGCACCGCCACTGGCGCACCGGCCTTCCCTGCCCGTTTATGCGCGCCCTTATGCGCTGATCCCTGTCCACCTTCCAAGTGAAAATCACGCTGTAACGACTTCTCTATCCGCGTCAGCTTGGTATAGTACTGCGGGTCTTCCTTCAGGTGCGCGAGAACTATCCGGGCGATAGACTTCATTGCCCCGTCGGGGTCGTTCGCCACAACGTCAGTGTGTTCGCGCTCAACCTTCATGCCCATGCGGAATTGACACATATCAACGCTCATTTTACCCTTCCAGCCCACTTGTGCTTGTATCTCGGCTTCTGACGTTCCAAGTGGGGGCGAATCGACGGCTTTCGTTCCGCTGTCTCAAAAGGTTTGATTGGTCCCGACTCCTTGAACTTGCGTCGGAGCTTCGTCTCTTCCAAGCGACAGTTGCAGCGCGTGGTGCAGGTCAGCTTCCCGGAACCCGGAAACACGCCCATCCGCATCAGTTCATTGGCGGAGTAGATACCGTCCTTCCATCGACCGGCCTTTGACAACTTCTCGCAATCAACGCAATGCTCGGACTCTGGCGACCAGACCCACTTTAGCCAACGATCATGAGATAGGTCCCCTGCCACAAATCCCGCCCATGCCGCCTCGCCCGCTGCGTTTCCATACAGGTTTGCTCTCTCGCCATAGTCCATCTTCCCGGACCCATGCCGGATGTCAGCCATGAAGTTCCTCAGGTAGAGAAACTCATCCCGACGCAATCTCTCAAGTAACTTCCCCTCGGACGTGTCCATCGACAGGAGATTTCCGGCGCTTCGTTTGCCTTGCTCGAACATGTCACGGTACGCAATGCGGATGTCTCGCCGCGCACGGTAAAGCAGCTTCTTTTCTTGTTGCGCCAGGTACTCCTTCGCTGCGTCTGGACTCTTCGCGTAGATGGAATGATACCGATCCACGGAGTCCCGCCAGTCCTGCACGTGGTCGTTGAACCGCTCCCGGAAGTCACCCTGCAATTCAACGATCCGTGTCTTCGCCGCGTCCTTCTCCCGCTGGAGTGCTTTTCCGGCGAGGCCGCCGGTTGACACGCTGCCCGGCTTCATGGCCTTGGCAAGCTGCCCATTCAGCCCGGCCACCACGTCAGGCATGGTCAACAACGCCTTGGTGATGTCCACCAAGTCTTCCACGTCTCGATACTCGCCAAGTTGGAAGCGGACGGTGGTCATAGACGAATTCATCGAACGACGACCTCGATCACACGATTGAACGACTTGCCCATTGGCTGCCCGTATTGCGGCGGTTGCGGCGGCGCCTGTCCCGGTGGAAGTTGCCCTTGTGGTGGTGGTCCCTGGTCTTTTTCAGGAGACTGCGCGCCTCCCGGTGGTTCCATCCCCCACCGGTCATATCCGGCATTTGGGTCTTGCTCCTGCCCGTCGGGTCCCATCATACCCATGTCCGGTTGTGCTGGTTGCAGGTCTTCAGAGTGTTCCCGCATCCACACTTGCAGTTGCGACATATTGGTCGGCGCTTGCGGCCACAATGCCAACTTGCCCCCCATGTACTTGTAGAGCTTCACGCACCACTCGCGGAACTGGTCGGGGTCTTCTTCTTCCAAGTCAGGGAACTTCTTGGCCATCGCCTTCTGGCAGGCTTCCCATTGTTCACCGTCCTTCGGGTCGATGATCTCCGGTCGGTCTTGTTCAGCGCGTTCCTCGGAAGGGATCGTCAAACCGACTTGTAGCCGTTCTGACGCGGCCTTCTGTGCTTGTTCCTCGTTGATTGGGTCCAAGCCACGATAGACAAAACAAAAGTCGGAGTCGATGCGTGCGACAGCTTTCTCTGTCCAGAACTCTTCATTCTGCCGCATTACCGGACGGAAAAACCTATCCTGCGACGATTCGATCTTCGTTTGCGGGTCCGCCTCCTGCAACGAATTCGTTTTCGTGGAGTAGCTTGTCCACCCGGTCAGCTCGGGGGAGATGCCGTACACGGAATGCGTGAGGTTTATCAGAAATGTGATCCATTCCTTCCAGTGCATGTCGAGGCGTCCTTGCTCTCGCACGGAAACATAGTTGGCCTTTGCATCGGAATCATCGCTGACCAACACGGGCAATCGCCAGTATTGAGAGGCCCCCCCGACGTTCGCCTCAATGTCCATCTCGAAATCTTCCAACCACTCCTCGTTGTACTGCCCCATGAGAAACAGGAAACCCGGCGGAACGTGGTTCTTGGTGAAAAATTCCGTGTTGAACTTCATCCCGCTGGACAGGCCGATAACGACCTCGATTAGAAACTCCAACTCGGAGTGACCGTACCCGTTGGTCATGATGTCAGTGCGCGGGTTGCGAATCCACTCGGCAAACTCATTCCAGGCATACTCCCTGACAACCGATAGCCCATCCTGCCCCATCTCGACGTACTTGATGTGCTTGGTCGGTTCGCGTATCTCAGGGACGTACTGGTCACTGATTCCTGCCGTAAAGGAAGACGCAGCCTGAGCCATGCTGAACCGATTGATTGCATCCGCTGGAGGCGTTGTCGCTTTGGGAACCGTCTTTCGTATCTGCGCGGCGTCCACCGGCCGCATGAACACAATGGGGAACCGTTTCGGGTTGCTGCCAGCCTCAATCCGCACACCGGCATAATCCAGAACCATCGAATCGGTGAACAGCATTTGATTCGCACGGCAGAAGTCCAGTGCGACGTCTTCCTCGTTGCCGTCCCACACAGCGATCTCACCAGTCAGGGAGTGCGCGGTCTTCATCCCACCCGCCATCAAAATATCTTCGATCTGCTGTGCTTTCTTCTTGGCCGAACGGGTCATCGTCTTCGACGACTTTTTTAGCATGATACTAAACCCCGCCTTGCGCTCTTCACGAAACGGGATGCTGTAGGCGGCAACCATGTTGCGAATGGTGTTGATGATGGAGGCGAGGATGGGTGTCTGAGCCATCTGTCGAAGCGTCTGATTGGTCAGCCCTTGCGCGCGGTTGATGCTGGTGATACCGCGATAGGCGCCCATCTGATATAGCATGGGATTGATCCGGCGAGGGATACCGGTAGCCTTCATCCCGTTAGGTGCGCGGGCAGACTTCTGCAATTCCTGCCAGAGAGGATCGCGAGTATCAAGGACAGCGTATTCGTGACCATCGCCCCCGTGAAATGTGGCACGATGCGAGGCAGATTTAGCGAGGAGGTCGGACTTGACAGATTCAGGTATCCAGACGGACGGAGAATGACGATCGGGAATGACAGCAGTTTGCATCCATGCACCCCACGTGAATAAAACGCCCCAATGCTCAATGCAAGCACAAACTCACATTGACAACAGAGACGGTTCTACCGTCGTTCTGTCATTGGTTCCCCAAAAAACGCCGGGGCGAGTTTATTCAGTTTTCTTCAGACTTAAAGTGGATTGTAACAAACGGATTCAGCAATGTCAACGTCAATGCCTCCTTCAATCCTATCACGCAAACGATATACCCCCATCATTTCGCTCGCCTCCGTCTTCTCGCGCTCATTCTCTGCCCCGGTACAATCTGCCCCAAGTGTTGCTGTATTTGTTGCGCGTGAAGTCTGTCCCCCCACGCGTCAAGCGTCTCAGAATCCGTCCGGGATTGCTCTCCTGTAGACTGTGCGGGACCGAGAGATACACTGTGATAGCTGCCGCGGATTCCTGAGTCCATGTGGTGCGCCATGACTACCGCGTCCGCGCGGTCGGGTGAGCGCCCCAAGCGTTCCTTGATGTCGTCCTTCGCCTCAATGAGAATGCCACCCGTAGTCAACCCCCATCGGTGCGCCACAAGCTCTTGCAGAAGCATCCTGTCAGGCGGCAGGCAAATGGTCGATCCCGTATCAGGGTCAAGTGCTTCTCGAAACTTCCAGTAGACTTCAGACCGCAAGTTGCGTAGCTTGTACTTCCCCGACTTGTCCTTGACATGGGACGCCTTGGCGAAATTCACGGGGACCACGTTCAGCCCGTTAGCCTTCAGGATGTCCAACGGGGAGGTCCCAACGCCTATCGGGTCAATGTTGACTCGTACCTTCTTGCGTAGCGCCTCAACGACTTCCCGATACGTTGACTCATCCAATTCAATCCCGTCAGACTCCCGCAGATCGTCAATGCAACCCTCAAGGTATGATTCAACGAAAGACTGCACCAACGCCGCAACCTTCGGTCCGTCATCGGTCTCGACTCCGGGAACGACTCGCAAATGATCAAACCACGGGCCGTACTTGGGGGCGAGAATGGTGTTATCAATTCCCCCTCGCGCAACGTCCACGCCCAGCGCCGTCAGTTCGGTCGGGTGTATGTCTCCGGCTTCTTCCCACCGCCGCTGTGCCGCTCGAATCCATTCTGACGGTATCACCTGCCACGGATTGTCACCGGCGCTTACCGAGAAATCACCATACAGCAACTTGGAGCGCAACGGTTCGGGGAGTGCTTGCAGCGTGGACACGTAACCTGTCCTGACGAGATACGGATTGTCGAATACGCTTCCCGGTATAAATGTCCTTGACTTGGGATAATGTGTCTCCCCGTCCATTTCCACGGGGTCTCCCGACTCCACTGGAATACTCTGGCCCTGGCTCGTCACGTACCAACGCAATTCCCCTGGCTCAGCCGGGTTCGGATGATTCTTGTCTAACCACGGCCCCCAATAGTCAATCACCCAGATGCCAGTATCATCAGTGGGTGGATTCCCGGTGCAAACGATACGACATCGCTGTCCGGGTATGACCGTCCGCAACCAACCCGACAGAAACTGGTATTGGTACTGTGAGTTTCCAGTCCACATCAATCTCCCTTGCACCCTAACTAAAAATGTGTGGCTGGGCTCCACCGTAAGGCAATATACCTTCCCGGAATACTGTTCTACATGCCGATTGCTTGGCCTATCCTCAACTGGGCTTGACTTCCTGCTGTGAACACTTAGCCGATATACTTTATGCCCACTCTTAGTAACACATTCTCCTGCTGTGCTTCGGTATCCAAGTTTAGCCGCAATCTCTTGACAATCATCTCGAAGTCCCTTGTTGCAGAGTTCAATAGAAATGCCACCGCCTTTTCTTATTGATCCACCACCAGCAACAAACGCTTCCCAAAACCGAAGCACCACGTCGGACGTTGCGTCTAAAATCCATCTCGGAACGCGTTTCTCATATCGGTTCCCCATTGGCTTCAGAAGCGCGAACAACTGACGCGATGTTATCAGATAGCCTCCGCGATTATACCATTTAGACCTCCACGGAAGACGCTCCATAAGACGATCCAATGACTCGTTGCGGACCGTCTGGCGAATAGATACCTTTGGACCTGATCGTGCTCCCGTCTCAAAACAAGAGCCTTCCGATACATACCAACCCATAAACTCAGCCCAATCATGCACATCAACATCAATGGCTGTATTCGCATTGCGGCCCAGCCCTCTCCCCGTGGCCTCGGGAAGCCGCACTCGCGCATCTACGGGCTCTCCTTCCCACGGCTTTGAGAACGGGTGCCGCGGGTAGACTGGCATGTCCTTTGCCATAACGAACCGCCATCGTTCTGAACGCAGCGGTACAACAACCATATTATGATTGGGAGTGACCCTGTAACGGATACTACCATTTTTAGTGCTTATTAGAGGGCCATCGTAGTCAAACTCATGCGTCGCGGATATTCTCTCATATCTCGCCATTCCATCTTTATCCATAGCGAGGGCACGATCAGAGGTAGTAACTTCCTGTATTCTAACCCAACCCCTATTCGTCAGAACGTCCGTGTCAGGATGAATGCAAAAGTGAGTCAGCTCGTCAAAACAGATACAATCATGCGGGCGCCCTTGATACTTCTGCACGTCTGTTTCGTACTGCACGGCTCCGAACTCTATCCGTTTCCGCCCAATCTTCCAGAGATTCTCCTGTGAGTTAAATGTGCCAACGGAATCGAATAGTTCGTGTGATCGTTGGATCAAACCTCGCAACTGCGGATACTCTCGGCGATAGATAATGCTGGACGTGTGTTGCGTCGCTACCAGCCCCAGTGTCAACTCACTTTTTCCGGAACCGGCTGCCCCGCCATAAAACAGCTCATCGGCCTGGCATTCAAACGCCGCCGTCTGCGGGCCGGGCCACGGATTCCACAATGCTTCCGGCTGCGCCGCTTCCTCCCCGATGATGGACTGGAAGAAGGTCGTCACCAGCAAACTTCGAGAATGCCGTTGCTGTGTGAGCAAGGATGTCTCGCTTTTCTTTTTCATCGATCGACGCCCTTTCCACGGCCTGACGAATCGAGTTGGCAATGGCGATCAGAATGACCATGCCTTGCTCGACGGTAATGACATGATGCGCTGCGGATAGACGCTTGTTCTCCCGGTCAGCGATCCGGCTGCGTTGCTCCAGCATGTTGGCAAGTTCCTCTCGCGCCGCGACGGCAGCCTCGCCCTTGACGATGATGTCTTCCATCGCTGAGAGAGTTACCATCATCCCGTCAACGTCACGCTTCGCCTCCTGTGCCCGCAGTTGGGGAAACAACTTCTGCAACATCTTCCATCCCGCTACCGTCTCCCCCGCTTGCATCCCGTCCAGACGTTCTCGCACCAGCGCCACGTACAACTCCAGGTCGTCCCGAAGTGCTGAGAGTTCCGCGTCGTCCTGAATGTCCTGCATGAGTGGGCCAAAGGCAGCGGTGGCGTGCTTCGAGTAGAGACCGTGTTTGAACGAACCCGCCGCGGGGCCGCTGGGAGTTAATCCGCCGTGAACTCGACAAACACGTTTACCAGTGACAGCCATTTGCCGGCACTGCTTTCCCCCCGTACGCTTAGCTTTCGCCTGACATTGTGGCATTATGATGAGGTATCCGGTTGTTATGAGGTATCAGCGTTGTCCGGAGCGAATGACTCCATCACTCCACCTTCCTGATTTCCAGCGACATATCTGCAAGCCTCTGGAGTGAAACTGCCGTGTAGGCCGGGCTGATTTCGCATCCCCTGCCGAGTCTGCCCAGGTTCTCGGCTGCGACCGCCGTTGTGCCACTGCCGAGGAAGGGGTCAAAGCACAGACTCCCCTCTTTGCTTGAGAAGTTCATCGCCCGCATGGGAAGGCCTGCTGGCATCTGGCATGAATGCAACTTCTCCCCTCCGTCGCTCAAAGACTCCTTGCTCTTCATGCACCCACCGTGAAGAGGCGGAATGTCATCCCAGATGTTCCACATTTTCCCGCGGCGGATAGCCTGTGGCATCCTATGGTGTCCATCCCATACCACCATTCTCTTCTCCGCCTTCGCATCAAAGTAAGGCTTCCCTTTCTGCCAGAAAGTCATCGCAGGCAAGTCATCATCTTGTCCACAATCAAACTCATAAATTACCTCGAAAGCGTTATCGAAGTTACCTTCCGGGTGCGCTTGGCTGTTATTCTTCCAGACGATGAGATTCTTGAAGTTCCAGTTCTTCGGGATCACTTGGTAGAAGTCAAATAGGTTGTGCGTGTACTGCTTCACGTACATGGCAGAGTCATCATCCAGGATACCGTTTAGAGTCCAAAAGACCTGTTTCATAAAGTCATAATACCCTTCCCGCTTGTCTTCATATCCAGAGTATTGGTAGCCTATTCCATACGGCGGATCGGTGAACACGAAGTTTGCCTTCTCTCCTCCCATCACCCTCTCCACGACCGCCTTGTCCGTGCAGTCACCGCAAATAATCCGATGACTTTTTCCAGGAACCGACTTCGACTCAATCTCCCACAGGTCTCCCAACTGGGTTCCCCATTTCTCCTGTAGCTCAGCCGCTTTGTTAATCTGCGGCTCAGGGTCTTGGTTCCCATTCTCACTCCCGACAAGTTCCTGCAAGGCTTCCTTGCTCCAGAACTTCTCAAGGCATACACCGCTCTCGGCAAGCTGCTTCAAAGCATCGGAGTTCCAGGCAAGATTCGTTTCGCCTGTCCTATTGTCCGCGATCCCAAGCGCGCGCGCCCGGACATCTATGTCCATATCCAGGTCGGTCCGCTGCACCACGATCAACTTGTTGCCGTCAGTTTGCACGACCTCCACGTCTTCAATGCCAATCTGTCCGGCCATCTCCGCCGTTTTGTTGCCAGCGATGATCTTCCCGTTCTTGTCCACAAGGATGGATCGACCAGCGCCATAGAAACGGAGGGAGTCTTCCAACATCCCCGTACCGTATTCAGTGCCTTCGTTGGCATTCATACTGTCAGGCGTAAGATCAGCAATGGTTTTAATCTTCTTCACTCGTTCACCTTCAGGAACCTGACTTGCATTCGGCCACCGTCGAAGAGCTTGACGACCTCCCACTCCATCCCGTAGGCAATGAAGATGCTTCCCTTCCGCGGCATAGGCAAGCCGTTCTTTGTGCGTTTTGCCGTGGTCAGATCGTTCCGTTCCTTCTCCCGCTGGAGATATGCTGCTGGGAGAATCACAGCGCTGGTATTTACTGGCGCAGACATTCCGGGCGCCTTCCCTCCCCGACATTTTTGGCTTGTATGGTTTGCTCCCGTCCGAGCACGATCTTCTCCATTGTACCGTTGTGGAACTTGCACGTCAAGGTGATGATGCCGCTGGTAATGCCTTCTCGTTCGCGTAGGTACATCGCGCACAAGGCTCGTTGTTCCTGGAGCAGTTGGTCATCCGTTACAGCCAAGTCACTTCACCGTACCAATTCTGCTTTGGTTTTCTCATATCTGCTTTACCGTTCTCCGCTCAGCCAACATGCTTCACCTGCATCCTACCGCTTGGCGCTTCCCCTTCTGGCCGCGTTCCTCTGTGCGTGATCCGTGGCCGGTCACAGATACCGAACGTGAGTA